AGTTGGAAGTCAGAAAGACCGTTGTCACCGAATTTGTTTTTAAGAGTACGCAAGTAGTGAGGCACTAATAGACCTGAAGTGTAACTTGCATCGAATAAAGATAGCAACGACCCATTTAAACCACTGGGGGCTGCTACTGGAGATGAAAATGCCATTTTAGTACAATTTTAAATTTAACAATTACTTTTTAGTATTGTGACTCAAAGTAGCGTTGTAGTTGAGATTTCTCGCTTCCTGTGTTTGGCCTTTCAGTTTTCTTAACCTCCGATCCATTATGGAACTCTTTAGCTGTTTGCTCTCGGGCCTCCCCTCTAGCAGCATTAATGAGTGCCTTATAAATGTTTTTTGCTTCAAGATTTTCCACCCGACTCCGAATGTAATTATTCATAAGCTCAACATTTTGGTCGTTAGGTAATGATGGATTTGATTTAATTAGAGAGAGTAACTCATTTTGTAGTTGATTTTTAGTTTGCTCAGACACCTGAGTTTTAATTTTCAAACCTTCAACTTCTAATTCATACTCGCTCATCTTTGTTAAATCTCCAACTACCGGCTTCCATTGATTCACAACCTTTTCAATAGTCTCTTTAGACTCATTGAATTTATTACGCAAAGATGATAAAATATCTCGATTATCACTAATGTTTTTTAATTTTTCTTCTACAACAGCAACATTTTTTCCAATTTTCATCTTCATGATTTTTGGAGCGTCTTCAAATGTTACATCAGCGTATGTATTATTCTCATCAGCAATAGCGTCACATAAGTCTTCAAAGCTAATATCTTTTAATAAAGATGGGTCTTCTAAAACTTGTGCAAGTGCCATTGTTTGAATAGGACTTTGCTTGATTTCTTCTGCTGTTTTTCCTACAAATTTTTCAGCCACAGAGCGATCCTTGATTCCGGTATGCTTCATGAATGAATTAAGTGAGGCAAGAGTCTCATCTACAAATGGACTTTCCAACTCTTTGAACAAAGTTTCTTGTTCATTTAAGAAGGGTTCGTACTCATCGTACTTAGATGCCTTTTGATTTACCGACTCGTATTTATTCTTAATAGTATCTAAAGATTCAAAATCACCAAAAATTGCTTTTAAATCAGAAGCAGAGAAGGTAGTGTCATCTGATACTATCTGACTTGGAACGTCTGTTGATTGAGTTTCAGAAGGTGCTGCACCATCACCTATAGGTGTTGGATTTGGTTCAGAATCTACAGGTGTTGGTTGTGGACTAGATTGTGACTCCGCACCAATATAGTCGAAGAAATTAATTGTGTTTTCGCTTTCCATATGTGTTTTTTATTTGTGTTATTCTTCTTTTCTCACTCGACCAGTTATCTCAGTACCAGTCTCCTTTTGCAAGTATGCCTCTGCTTTAATTTCCTCAATGTTTCCTTGAGTCTCAGCAGCTATAATCATTTGCTTTTCTTTCACTCGAATGTTAGACAAGGCAGCCTCTTTCTTAATCTCTAACTCGGCTTTCATCTGCATCAATTCCATCTCTCCTTTTTGCTTCATTAACAATTGTTCTTGTACGGCTTGGTTTTGAGCTTGTTGGTTCTGCATTGCCATCATTTCATTCTGCTCTCTTTTTTTAGAACTCTTATATGTTAAATACCATGTAGCTTCTTTCAATCTACCCTTCTCTAACATTTCTAATATCATAGTATAGTCAGCCAACTCTATTTCAGGCATTCCATTACGACCAACTTTTAAAGCTGTCTCTGCCGCTTCTGCAATCTTGAATTTTTGAGTGTTTGATATCTTGTTAGTTAACGAGAGACCTAATTCTTCTAAAGTAAACTCAGCTCCCTGCATCATGTAATTGATGGCTTCTTGACCAAAGACATCCGAATAAAAAGACTTAACTTCTTCATCAAATCTGCAAGTAACCAAAGTTCTTAATATAAGATTTTCAGCCGCCTTAACTTTAACTCTTTCCAAAGCCTGTTGCAATGGCCATAGAGCATTATTAGTAGCGTCTATTTCTAACTCTGCAATACCAACTAGCTTGTCTCCTTTTGGCGGAGATCCGGCCATAGTTGGAGTAATACCTGTGATTTGTAATAATTTCTCTACGTCATGTTGGTAAGCCATTATCCATTCAGATAATTGTTTACCTACACCACCTTCTAATTCTTCAAATGTTTTATTTGTATTTACCTTTCCTCCTAATAGAGAAGACTTGTAAAAGAAATTACCTGTATGAGAATATACTTGAACTAAGTCAAATGGAGTATACATTGTACCTCCAATAGAGTTAATATTCAAAGCACCAATGTCAATGGCAATACCTTTAGGAGCTGCTGCTAATTTAGCGGCTTGCAACTTTAGGTGGTTAATCTGAAGAGAGTCGTAAATAGGAATAGCAGTCTCTGTAATTGACTTACCGGAAACCTTTTCAAATCTGTATGAAAGTTGAGGTTTCTTTTTATTTACTCTCTTTATATTTTTTTGCTTACCTCCAACAGTAATGTTAGCACCAGGCAAATACCAACCCTCGTAAATTGTGTGAGCGTCTACAACAACTGTCTTTTTCTTTTCACTATCTACATACTCACCAAACTTGTCTGAATAGAATGTGGTAATTCCATCACGATTCTTTTTCTTATAGAAGTTTGTGTCTTTTGAGATGTACTCAAATTCTAAAACATCTACAAAGAAATCATCGTATCTCATTCTATCTGTGATAGTATCTCTTTGACAATACCAAGACCAACCATATCTATCGTTTGAATAAGTCAAATCAAATGCCCATTTAGCAATTCGATTTACTTGCTGCTCAACATCTTCCTCATCCCATCCATTTGCTAACAAAAGGCTGCGTACTTCAGGAATGCTATATTTTTCAAAGTGACCTGCAAACGGACTATTATCGCCTTGGTTTTGGTCTGTCCACGCACAAATGAATTTAGTTACGTCTACATACTTTACTTTTGAGATTCCGCTTTCGTTGTCAGTATAATCCTTAACAACGCAAAATCCAAAGTTTACTAAGTCATCTTTTAATTGACGTTCTATTTTATCGTAATCACTTACTTGGAAACCATACTCAGCTATCTTTTCAATTGAGATTTCAAAGTTTTGCTTAAAGCCTCCTAGTGTCTCGTATAAGTTTAACTCGCTTTTATTTTGAGGAGCATATTCTGTCTCACCCATTTGAGGCATCCCTATTTCACGCATTACAGGTTCTAATGCGTTTTTAATAAATAAGGTTGCCTTATCTAATGCTCTCTTGTTTCTTATTTCAGTATTTATAGAATCACATTGGACTCTTTGGTTCTGTGTGCCTAATACTGAATGCATGATACGCTTTAACTCTGGGGCCATTGAGAATATCTCAAAGTTAATGTTTGCGTATCCTTTTCTTCTAATTCTTTGAGCCTGTGCATTAGGCGTAGAGTTGTTTGACTTCTCATCTCCTCTTGCAACCCACATATCTATATACTTCTGCTGACTCTGTCTACCTTCGCTATAATTTCGAATTTCGAATAATCGGGCAATATCTTGTCTACCAAAATAAGTTTTATTATTTTCGTAACGATAAAAGATAGCACGACCTATTTGAGATAACCAATTATTATCTTTTTTCTTAGGATCAATGTTATCCTTTGGCCAGAGGATTGTATATTCGCTCATATTTAATAATCAAAAGTATCAAAAAGTTTTGAATCTATCATCATAGATTGCTCATTTAATTCTACAAATTTAGGATAAACTGACTTACTTCCCAAAAGTGCATAGCCTCCTGCCGCAAATAAGTCATATTTAGTCATCTCTTGCTTACCATCAATGTTAGAACATTCTTCTAAAATTTCAATATGATTTTCATATTCAGCAGCAATTTTCAGATAATTTTCCCAACTATCAAATATATCCTGCTTGGTTGAATTAGCATTTCCATCGGAGGTAATTCTACCCGGCAATGGTTTCTTGTAGCCATTCTCATCCATGTCATACAACAGATACCCTCTGAATCCCCACTCAATAAATCTCTCGTATAGGAATGTTACGTTCATCTCAGGGTACAACATAGCACCAAAAAATACACAAGCCTTTGCCATATCATCGGCATACTCATCACGACTAACATCCCTCTGTTTATATGTGAGTACAAACTTATCGGAGACCCATGAACCTCTCGGCTTAATATTATTTCCCATATCACCATCTACGGCCTCATCTTTCTTGTAGTACATGGCAGCAGCGTTGTAAGACTTTTTCTTGCCACTAACTTCTTGCGACTCATATTTAGCAGGGTCAGCTCCTAACACAAACTTGTTCATAACTGTCCATGCAGGCTTCCATGCCTCTAATTCTGTGTCCCATTCACGAAGGTTTCTAGCACCTGGATTAGGTAAATAAGACATTATAAACTTACCCTCATCGTCTTCAACAAGTCTTACCTTTGAGTTCCTTCCTGACTCCCATTCTAAGTTATACCTACGAGAGAGATGCTTCTCAAATGTCAACTCAGTTATTCTCTTTTTAATTTTAAGTACAGGGAAGGAAGAGTCTTTTGATGCCGACATAAAGCATTCTTTCAGATTACATGGGAAGTTTTGCATTTCTTCAATTAGACCTGTTTGGTCTCCATTAATCTCAAAGGCCCTTCTCTTGTTCATGAGGTAGGACTTTGCTCCCATGTTAACTATCTTTCCATCAATATTCTTAATTGGCTTAGGAGGATCTTCTACAATGGAATTTCCGAACTCGTCAATAAAACCATCGAGTCCATCGTAAGCAGGGAAAAACAAAGTAATTAATCCTGTTATTGTTTGTCCGTTATCGTTTCGGTCATTAAATCTAGAGCCGAGGATAAGTCTCTTCATTTGGTCACCACCCCCTTTCTCCATCTCACCCAATGTTGATGTGAGCAAACCAAGACCATGAATGTATGGACCTTGTGCCAAGCATTTCATTACAACCCTCCATCTGTCAACTACGTTAATATTAATACCGGCTTTTGGGTCTATCTTACCTACCTCATCATGATGTATGAAGTGTAGCTTTTCCATGTCATACGCTCTTTCCCCAGATGGTCGGTGATTTATCCAACCCTCGTGTGGAGGGAGGGATGTTGTACCTACACTACCTGCTGCACGACTTGCAGGAGCAGTAAAATGAATCGCCTCCTTTGGAACACTTGACCCTTCTGTCATCAGCTTAAAGAAGAATGGCATTCTTCGGAGACGTTTCGCTATATGGTCGACAAACACTTGGGTAGAGTGATAATCAGACATAGACTGAATACCACCAAAACGCTGAATACCCATTGTTGCCGTTATGTACCAGTTCATAAAACCTGCACGAGATGTAGCTCCCTCACGCCTATGCTTTGGATAAATTACACCGTAAATAGTCCTGTCACCAGTGTCTATTAAAAAGTTTCCTTCCTCTACATAACTGTTTGGATACTTCTCTCTGAACTCATCAAGACTCTTTTTAATATTAAAATATCTCACATAGTTTTTACCTTGGTCTAAATAGACTACTTTGTATTTATAAAATGCATCTTTTGAGGTGTATGCATACATTATAGTCAAGAACCATCTTCTGTCACGATCCCGATATTCAGGTAGACCATTCTTGTTTCTATTATTACCTATAGGCCAAAAATTTAAATAGGTGTATTGACACCCAGGCATATACGTTGGCTGACCATTATTAAAAAAGAAATAACCTTTGTAGTGTCTCCTTATTTGGCGTTTAATCCATTGTATCTCTTTAGAATAATAAGAGACGTTGCCAAACAACTCTTCGTCTATGTCTTCTAACTTTACAGAGTCTTTTGGTTTTAACTGTTTCTTTCTCCGTATAACTGCCTCTAACTCTAGTAACTTCGATGGAGTTTCTTGATATTGAAACTTTTGTTTTTCGGGGGGAAGTCCATACCCTTCTATTTTCTTTATTGCCTCTTCGTGTGGCAACTTGTAATATTCAGATGGACTAGGTACTCTAATTGTAATGGGATATAAATCCTCATCGTCATTATTAACAACGATAAACTCTTCTGGCTCTTTGTATTTATGTTTTACTTCACGCATCTATATCAGGGAATACATCTCCATTCTGTTCAAACTCTCTGATATACTCTTCAGGTCTAATGCCTAAAGAGTCTAACAAAGTAAACTCAGTCAGCTCATCTTCCAAGTCTTTACTTTTCTCACCCTGCAAGAAATCATTTTTTGATGCCGCAATTTGGGACATGGTCATGTTAATGATTTCTCTTCGTGTCTTCTCTGCTTGAATTATTTTTGCTTGAGCCGCTTCGTCTTCCGCTTCTAATTTAATCTCTAATTCTGTATAACGCAATAGTGCTTCTTCAGCAGACTTCCAAACCATGTATTGTTCTCCACCCATTAAGAGTAGGAAATATATTGCCCTTCTATTTACTCCTTTTATTTTCCATGAGAGCATATCTACAATATACTGATCATATGGGGGTTCAATGTTCAAACATTGTAACGCCCAAGTCTTCCTTCTCTTTAAATCGGGAATACCTTGCCCTGGAGAACCAAGGTCATACATATAAATCAAATATCGTAGAACAATATCCGGGTCTAATCTCTTAGGCAAATCATTAGCAGCAAATACTACAGAGAAGTTCTCAAGGTCTTTAAACTCAAATAATACAGGCGTACCTAATGGTATTTTATGAATTGGATATTTTAACTTGCTAAATTCACTCTGCTCAAACTTCATAAGCTAGTATTTCATTATGCCTTACTAAATGGTACTCATCATTTAACTTTTTGTTTAGATGAGCTTCTAATGGTATTCCTGCCCAAGTCTTGCTAAGAATTACATCTCCAACTTGAGGAATAGCATCTGTACCATATCTTAATTCTTCTTTTGGAGAAGGGTCTCCAACTGCAATAACTTTCCAATGTGCCTCCTTATATTTTTGTTCGAATGCTGTAGGTATGTGGATGAGTGAACTTCTCTCCTCTTCCGGTATTTGTTTTACTAAACACCAACCATCTTGAGCAATAAACTCACCATCCCTTATGGTTAAGTATACAAGATCCGGCTTTATCATTACAACCTCTGTATCGCCATCGTCAATTATTCGAGTGTTTTTACCTTCGCTATATGCACCAAAAGCCTCTCTAATTTCAATGTACTTTACAAATACCTGATCTCCCTTTTTCCATTTACCCCAATCCTCATATACGATACAATCAGTATTAGTCCAATACTCCGCATCCGGTGAAGCCATTCTGACTACTAGGTGAATTCTATTCTCACCAAAATCAAAACCTTCAGCCAAATGATTTTTAGATTTCATAACTACAGGCAAATAATTCAAATACTTCATTTTGAAAAAATTAAGTGTGTTTAATGTGAGATTTTTACTATACTTTTGTTGGGCATCGTTCTGATGCCTTTTCATTTTGTTTGTTGTGTTATATTGTGTGCAGAAAGTGGGGACAACGGTCCCCATTTTTTGTTGTGTACTAATGGTCTCTCAGCTGCGTAAAATTTGGTATCAATAAATTTGCCGATGACCCATTTTCTGACTCATTGACATAATCAAAAGATAGGATGTAACTACCAATAGGCTTTGGAGGTCTACCCTTCTCAATGTGATACCCAAAGTCACCATCTCCATATTCCTCTTTATAGGCGGCTGTTCTAATATGATGAACATACCTGTGCTTAATTGAATATCCAGATCTTGGACTATGTTCCAAAGATTCTTGAGAGTCAATAACATGGTACAACTCGTGAACGTGACCCTGCCAAATACAATCAGCTCCAGATATCATTACACCCATACGGTTGTTTTGTATAACACCCTTTGTAACAGGTCCTCCACCTCCCGAACCATGATAATACTTTACGTTAAAAGCATGGTTAGAGTGGTTCTTATATCT